GCGCAAAATACCCTTCGGGTATTTTGGCAAAAAGAAATGAGAATGAGAATCGTTCGCGTTTGAGAATGAGAATCGTTCGCGTTTAACGAAAGCAAAAAGCGTACCAGTTTGCCCCATATGCTACACCCCGTGTTAATTGTAACACGGCTTGACAAGTGTTCTAGTGTAGTGTAAAATCGGCGCCTGAATGAGAATCATTCTCGTTTAGAGTACCCGGGCTTGACGTGCTGGCCAACCAGGTGTAAAATCGGCGCGAGCAAATGAGAATCATTTTCATCTGGCGAATGCGAAGCATTTACAGTACCGGGCAAAAGAAAAGCCCCAATTAGAATTGGGGCTTACGCTAGGAACCTAGACTAGCATCGAGGCAAAATACTCCGCTGCGCGTTGTGGCGGTGAACCGGGAAAAGGGTTTTGCAACGTGATAAAGTTGTCGCAACAAAGCCGATTTTCTGCAATAATCACGCCGCGACTATAGTCAAATTCATCCGAGTCACTACAGTGAGCAACTGCTACCTTATAGAACTTCGGATTGAAAGCGCCTTCAAGGCATGGAACGATTGCTACGGTCAAACCCTTGCGACAAGCTACCGCACCATTAGCCTGAGCAATGCTGCACATAGCTGTTCGATATCTAAAGCTTTGGTATTTTCGAGACATTTTAGCGTTACCTTTTGATTAACCGGGGTGCTGGATGCACCCCGGTATGCTACAGGTTATTCGGAATCCGCGCCCGATCCGGTAAGCCGTGCATAAATTTTCTTCAGCGCGGATTTATTAGCTTTCGCAAGCGAATCAGCTTCGGAATCCGCCAGCCCGACAAGCGCACCGATCTTGTCGGCAATGTCATCCTTTTTGATAACAGGTTCACCCGTTTTGCTGGTGTAAGTCTTTTTGATATACACGCCTTCCCGAGTAAGCTTCGCGATAACCGACCGGGCAGATTTTCCGAACCGTTCCGCAAAAATCGCAACAGTCTCTTGAGTCGGGTCGGCTTTGTAAGCCTCGACCAGTTCCGAAGTTTGCTCGATTGAATACGCTGCCACTTTTTCTTTGCTCATGATAAAGCCCTTTTAGCGCGGTTTAGGGTATCGGTTCAACGTCGCGCTATTCGCTGAACCGATGAAAGAAGTATAACCTAGTGACTGGGATGAGTCAATCACCCCGTTCCACTTTTACTCGAAAATCATTTGCCGTTGTCCATTGGCGAAAATGATACAGTGAGCATGCGCCCAAGACGACGGTCCAACATTGTACCCCATTTCAAGGCTGCCCGAAACCCCGACCTGATACACTTTGCCGGCAATGCCCGGACTATGGGAGTGTCCGATCACCATAGATTCGCCAATTGCCCGGAATGCTTGCAAACTTCCCCTAGCGCCGTTAGGGCCACGGTCGCCATGATTGCCGCATTCAATACCTTCTACCTTGCAGCTTTCATCAGGCTTCAGGAAAGTAGCATTAAAATCCCTGCCGAAACGCTTGGTCAAAGCGTATTTTAGCAGGTTAATAGGCTCTTGTCCACAGTTTGCCGCACGGTATCGTGCAAGCTGCAATTCCAAAAAGAAAATCGCGTTTTGTGAGTCCTCGCGATAATCTGCCTCATCCAGCCAACGTTCAAGCGCTCTGTCATGGTTGGAGTCAACCACAATAGGAGCATAGCTTGGGAAACAGTCTAGCACGTTAGCGACCTTTTCAATATCGCTTTCCACTGACTGGCCCGTAGAATCCGCCACAAAGCGGAAGAGACTAGACTCCCGATTGTGATGGTTCCGACTCGAAAAGTCTAGAATATCGTGGAAAATGACATTGCACGGATTGACCTTTCGCGCTAGTGCCGAGATTGCATTAAGCCGTTCCAGCGGCAGCTTTTCGGCGTGAATATCTCCAAAAACCAGCGCAGCCGGGTTATCAGGGTACTCAATGCCTTGTTCGTTTACATGCTCCCCGTCAAAATCAAAAAACCCGCCGGCATCAGGATTCATACATTCTACCGATCGAACTTTTCCGCCGGATTCAATCACGGTAAACCCGTAATTGTGCTCCAACTCGGATACCGTTCCGGCCTTGCGCTGGACATAGTTGCATACCGTAACCGTGCCCGTAGATTGAACAATTTTCAGCGGTTCACCCTTAAGGCGTGGCATCGTTTTAAGAGAGATTTTACTGGCCGGGATGACGATAGACTGTCCAGCACCCGTGGCCGATTCAAAACCCGACAACGGATTCTTGGACGTCGGCAAAACATGAGCGTTAGCCAATACCGCTACACCGTGAACGGTAAACCGATCATCGCGCATATAGGGTTTGACCTTGGGGTCAAAGTAAATATCTTGTCCAGTCATGTCATCGGGCTGATTCCATGCCGATTTATTATACAGAATCGGTGCGACAATGATTTTAGCCCCAATGCTGGACGCATACCCGACAAGGTTATCCCAGAAAGCTTCTGCCACTTCCGTGTTATTTTGCGCGGCGGTGACGATGATTGGACCAGGGTAATCTTCCGCAGAATAATCCGGGCGCAACGCGCCGCCCGAAACGGGTTTGCTTTCCGCCTTCCGAATCCGCTCGATCCGTGCCGCGTCCAACCGTGCACGTTCGGTATTGTAAACTTCCCGAACCGCGTTAACATCCGCGCCAATTTCCTCGGCAACGTCGGCAATAGCAGAATCAATGCTTTCGGGTTTGCGCAACCGGAAAGCGCCGCGAATGCGCAGTGCAATTTTAGCTTCGATCATTTTGTTTCCCTCAGTTCGTTTATCGTCAATCAGGAAGAGCCATTATAGCACGTTTTAACGGTAGTGCTATTTAACCGTTCCGATTTTCGCATTTACCTTATGCGCGCAAAGTACCGGAAAGAATCGACGCAGCGCAGATTTAACCTTGCTGCTATCGTCAAACATTATAACATAAGCGCTCCGGTATTGGCGAAGATTTAGCAGCTTTTGAATCCAGCGCTTTTTATATTCGCCATCGGAAAGCCTATAATGTTCAGGCTTTGCTTGATCGCGCGAGAAAATGCGATGATAAGGTAGATTATGCCTTGCGAGGTATTCATAGTCGCAAGGTTTCATATCCCTAGCAGTCAGAACAAAAATCTGCCAGCCCATATTATACAGTCTGCGCATAGTTTCGGCAAGCGGCAAAACCTTGTCTTTCCTCACGTTTTCCGGTGTATGCCTTGCAATGTAAGCATCAAGGTTAAGGGTGCCATCGGGATTATTCGGCGTGCGATGCGACGAATTAATAACGGTTTCGTCCAGATCGAAAATTGCAATTTTCATCGGTTCGCTTCCATAAAACTAGAGTATAGCACGTTTTCGAGACTGTTAGCTTCTATTTCGTGCGGTTCATTCTCATAGGATTCTAACACAATTTCACCGTGCCAAATCCAATAATCCCCGATACAGTCTAGCTCACCTTCTAAAAACTGTTTTGCATGCACTAGCTCATGCGCTAGAGTTTTTAGCGTGTTTTTGCGCGACAAACTTTTATCAATCTCGATTGTAACACAATCAATGTCATTGATGCAAGCGCCCCATAATTTAGCATTGCGCCGAAGATTGCTAAACTCGAATTCTACCATACTTTCATCAATCTGCAAAACTTCGCAATAGTGCGATACAGCACGGTAGAAGGTTTCAAGGTCAAGATTCTTTAGCATGGTGAATAGCCTATTTAATGCAATAACCCATAGTCTAGCATACTTTTTAGATGCTATGCAATACCCTTGCATTTTAGTGCGGAATACTTGACAGCTACCAGGTTTTGTGTTTTCGGCGCGATATGTCTTGACGATAACATCGTTACATGCTAGGCAGAAAATAATGCTTGACCAGGGCAGTAAAACAGACTAGGCAAAATCAGACATGTTCATTTTCGGAACGAGCAAAAATATTTTGCTTGACACGGTTTTTCTAGCGTGTATAATGTTATTAGTGGGAAAGAGTGCCCATCGGGCGCGTGTGGTGAAAAAACAACAGTTACAATTTGTTACAATTTTCCGCTTTGCAGGGTTAAAATGCTTTGCTATAGTTAAGTCTCTGATGCAGCAAACGAGGAAACCGACCGGTTTCACTGCATTGGGTGGAGGTAGGAAAATGCAAAAGGCAACTGTCACATTCGTAGCTCATATGTTCGGTCTGGGTGAAGTCGCTTATGAGGAACTGAACGCCGCGCGCCAGCGCGTAGAAGACCTTCTGTACTCTACCCAAGCAAAGGCTGAGTCCGACGTGCGCTTTCATGAAGAAACCCTGCTGAGCATGTCCACGGATGCTAGCGCAGGCGAGTATGCGGGTGCGGTAAAGGCAGTCAGGGAGGCCAAGATTGTGGAACGGGTCATTAGCGCGCTGCGCTACTGTGCCGATTATTCGATGGAGTAACCAGCATGACACAGATTACCATCTTCGCGGCCGGAAAGCCCGTAGGCCAGCCGCGCCCGTTCGGGCAGGGTATGACCTTCATCGCTGCGCGCTCGTTTGTCAGGCAATTGAATCGCGCAGTAGAGCGCGCAGGCGCGATCGAGCGCGTTAGCGTGCAAGTAGATTTTCCTGTGTCTGGCGGGCACGTTACCATCAGCGCGACGGAATTCCTCGCTCGTTTGGTCGATGCACTTGCCCGGCCCGAACATGATCGATTGGACGTGCTGAACCTCGCGAACTTCGCGCCTGCGCGCCAGGTGTAGCAGGCAAGACCCATGCCCGATAGGCTCACCCTATCGGGCATGGGCGGTTGATAGACTCGCTCTATCGGCACCGCCGCACCGCCCTCCCCCGCGTACAACTTTAAGAAAATTTACAGAGTAACCCGGGGCTCAGCGACGCTGAGTAATTGGTGGCCCCGCGTACAACTTTAAGAAAATATTGGAAGGTAACCCGGGGCTCAGAGCACTCAAGAAGCAACAACGGGCCCAGTACGAAAAAAGTAGTTGAAATTTTTTATTGACAGTGTTATACTTCAAAATATGGCAAATCCAAATACTATTGTGCCTATTTCCCCAGAAGAGCTAGAAATCGCTAATACGTATCTCCTTACTAGAAGCGTGGAACAGACCGCTAGAGAACTAGGCATTCACCCGGAACAGGTGAATCAATATCTAGACTTACCAGAAGTCAAGAGCTATATTGATAGAATTTATTTTGAGTCTGGTTATAGAAATCGTTTCAAGTTTGCAGAAATTGTAGACAGTATAGTTGAGAAAAAGCTGGAGGAATTACAGGAAGCAGATATTGGATCTACTAAAGATATTATGGATATTTTAGCTTTAGTGCACAAAATGAAAATGGATGAAATGAACATAGCTACCAAACTGGCAGCAGGCCCTAAAACTCAGACAAATATTCAAATTAATAATCCCTTTGTAGGAACTAATTACGGGGAATTGATGGGAAAGCTTTTAGATGTTGAAAATAAGTAGACCGGATATTTCAGCAGATGAGTTTCAAGAGTTTCCACTAGAAGAAAGGTTTATAAAACTTCCTATCAAGAAATATATCCCTTTAGCAAAAGAAAAAGGCGTTTTAGGTGGTGATCCTAATAGACCACAAATTGCTTTAATTAATGCTGTTAATAATCCCAAATATCGCTTTATAGTTGCTGCTTTTTCTAGACGTGTTGGGAAGACTACAGCTGGTAATATGATTGCACAACTAATATGCTTAATCCCGGGCTGTCATGTATTAATTATGTCGCCCAATTATTCTCTTTCTAGTATTTCTTTTGAATTACAGCGTCGCTACTTGAAAGCATTTGCTTTAGAAGTTGAAAAGGATAACGCCAAAGATAGAGTTTTAGAGCTTAGTAACGGTTCTACCGTTCGTGCTGGCTCAGTTTCGCAGGTTGATTCTGTAGTAGGTCGCTCATACGATTTAATTCTATTTGACGAAGCAGCACTATCGACTGCGGGAGAAGAAGCTTTTAATGTAGCTCTGCGACCTACCCTAGATAAACCAGGTGCTAAAGCTATCTTCATCTCTACACCCCGTGGTAAAATGAATTGGTTCTCTAGATTCTTTGATAGAGGATTTTTAGATACTTACCCACAATGGGTTTCTTTACACTGTGATTGGAGAGAGAATCCCCGAGCTTCTTTAGCGGATATTGAAGAAGCTAGACTTAGCATGTCTAAAGGTGAGTTCGAGCAAGAGTACGAAGCTTCCTTCTCAGTGTTCGAAGGACAGATCTTTAACTTTTCTCCAGACTATATTGCTGAAACACCCGTTTTAGACGAAGTGATTATGGGTGTTGACTTTGGCTTTAGGGATCCTACTGCTGGAGCGGTTATTAGTTGTGTTGATGATAAGTTTTATGTAGTTGATGAGTATTACAAGTCAGAAGCTACTACTGCCGTACATGCTAATGCGATTAAAGCTTTAGAAGAGAAGTATGGTGTTGAATATATATTTGTAGATTCTTCAGCGCAGCAGTTCAGGTATGATCTAGCAATGGAGTACGATATCTCAACTGTAAATGCTAATAAAGCTGTTCTAGAAGGTATTGCTTTTGTACAGACTTTAGTAGAGCAAGGTCGTTTATTTGTAGCGCCCCATTGTAAAGAGACTTTAGCTTGCTTAGATCAGTATCGCTGGGACCCTCGTGAAGGACTTATAGTTCAAAAACCTGTGCATGATCGTTATTCACACATGGCCGATGCTCTTAGATACGCACTTTATACGTATAGAGGGGATATTTCTTCAGTGTGAAAAATTTGGTTGAAAATATTTTCTGGGTCTAGTAGAATATAGGAAAATGAAACGTTTACCCGTAAAATACATTCGCGACCGCTGCAAGTCCGCATATGAGAAGGATTCTTCCTGTGTGATTTGTGGTACTAGTGAGTTGTTAGAGTTGCACCATTATAATAGCTTAACTGCTTTGTTTAACAAATGGTGTAAGAAAAAGGGCTATTCTGAAGAAAATGTTCTAGATTTTAGAGATGAATTTATCTCCGAACATCATTCAGAAATATATTTAGAAGTCGTAACTCTATGCAAAAGCGATCATGCTTTATTGCATAAAGTTTATGGGCTTAAACCTGCCCTAGGTACTGCAAAGAAGCAAGCAGCATGGGTAGAGAAAAAAAGAGAGAAGCATGCTGCAATGGTTGCGAACTAAATTAAACCCCGCGCAATCTGTCATTTCCCGCGATAGCGGGGAAGTGTACTCGACCGCGCGCCGCTATGCTAGCCATGTTTCAGCCTATAACGAGATTCCAGTTGTTCGACGCGGTGTTGACTTAATTGTTAACGGTGCTTCTAGCCTGGGATTCGACGTTACTAGTAAACTGAATGGTGTGGGCGTAGTGTCAATTAGGAAAGCTAAATTAGAAACTTTAATTCAATTTAGTCCTAATCCTTATCAAGATATTGAAAGATTTAAAAGGCTTATCTATCTAGATTTAATACTAGAAGGTAACGCCTATATTCACTTTGATGGTGCTTTTATGTACCATCTACCAGCGGTGAATGTTAAAGTAGTTACTGATCCGAAAACACTTGTTGCTTATTACGAATACAATTCCACAATTCGATTTAATCCTGAGGAAATCATTCCCGTAAGCGACAACGGTTCGGACAGTATCTTTAGAGGGACTAGTAGAGCTAAGACGTTTCTTGAACTAATTAATATTAGAGGAGAAATGTTAGAGTTCCAGCGTAATTTCTTTAAGAATAACGCGGTCCCGGGCTTAGTGATCCAGTCTCCTAGCGTTCTAGGACAGAAGATCAAGGATCGTTTAATTGAGAACTGGGTTCGGGAGTATAACCCGAAACGTGGCGGAAAACGACCACTTATTCTAGACGGAGGTCTAGAAGTTAAAGCTCTTGGAGAAGGCAAATTCAAAGAGTTAGATTTTGAAGGCTCAGTTCGTTCAATAGATGAATCTGTTTTACTTGCACTTGGCGTACCGCCGATTCTACTGTTTGGAGGCAATAATGCCAATATTACTCCAAATCAAAAGCTGATGTGGGTTGAAACTATTCTACCCCTGGCTAGATTAGTTGTTAGTGCCTTTGAAAGGTACTTCGGCTATGACATTTCAGTGGATACCTCGGGTGCAGAAGCTCTACGGCCAGAGCTTAATATTCAGGCTGCTTATTTAGGAACCTTAGTCAATACTGGCGTAATCACCCCCAATGAAGCGCGTCTAGAGTTGCGTTATCCGAAAGACCCTTCCCCAGAATCGGATAAACTAAGAATTCCAGCCAATATTACTGGCTCTGCAGCTAAACCATCAGGATCAAAAGATGACACAAATGATTAAAGCGTTCGGCCACTTCGAGGCCAAAGCGCTAGAAGATGATGAGCTGTTAATTACTGGATACGCTAATACTATCTCTAAAGACAGGTATGGAGACGTTGTTCCATCATACGCTTGGAATGAGGCAGCTTTAGAAAACTTTAGAAAAAATCCAATTATTCTGGCTTTCCATAATCACTCAGAACCAATCGGTACGGCAGTTGATATTTCGCCGGATGAAAATGGACTAAAGTTAACTGCTAAGATTTCTAGCGCCGCTGGTAAAGTGTACCAGCTTATTAAAGAGGGAGTTTTAAAAGCTTTCTCTATTGGTTTTTACGTCAAAGACGCTGATTACGATTCTGCAACTGACATTTTCGTAATTAAAGCTCTAGAGTTACTGGAGGTATCTGTTGTCTCAGTCCCAGCTAATCAAGACAGTTTATTTGACCTTGCAAAAAGTTTTAACTCTAAAAAAGAGTTAATTGAATTTAAGAAGTCATTTCTTAAAGAGGAGTTATTAATGGATAAAGAACAACTAGAAGCTCTAGTAACCGCAGCTGCAGAAAAAGCAGCGGCCGCAGCAACAGCTGCTGCGCAGAAAGCGGCTGACGAAGCTCTAGCCACGCAGGCTGCAGAAGCTGCACGTATTCAGGTTGAAAAATCTGGTGCAGAACAACTTCTAGAGACTGTTGAGAAGCGGCTTGCCGAAGAAAATACTACAGTATCAAAAGCAATTGAAGACCTACGTGGTGAACTTGCTGAGAAGGCTGCTGAA